TTGCTCATTTTTCGGTTTCGGTTTGTTTTGTCAAACGGTTCAAGTATTTTTCCGCCGCACGCTGCCCGTCATTGCCGCACATGACCGCTGCAAACGCGGCGTGCGCGGCCTGAAAGTTCGCAAGCGATTCGTCTGCGCGGATTCTTCGAGCAGCCGCCGACAGTAAGCGCAACTGCGCGATACTATGGTCAACGGCCTCTGCCAGCGTCAGGCCGGTGACGATGCACGTTTCGGCGACGAAATCGGCGATTCGGACAGCGCGGCGAGCCGACGACTCATCACGCCGGGAGCCACCCGTTCCACCCGCGCCTGAAGACGGCTGAACCAGCGTGAGAAAAAATCGGCGTTGACCTTTTCAATCTCGGCAACCAGAGCTTCGTGCGATTCCGGCTTGAGCGAGTCAATCAGTGTCGGCGGCAAGTCCGGCACAACGAGTTCAATCATCTTGATTTCGTCCTGCTGGGCTTCGAGGTATGCTTCCATCTTTCGAATGGGAAGCTGTTTCACGGTGACGGTCTTTTGGTTGCCGTCGGTAAACTCGACGGTGAACTGTGAGCCGCCGAGCATTGTGGTTTTGGTGTTTGTTGCGTCCATAAAGTGTTTTAGATTTCTGTTAAAGGCTTCTTACCGTGCCAGCACAGCCACCCGAATGTCGCGACCGCGCCCCACACCGTCCACGCGATCCACGGACTGACGCCGTTAGCCAGGCACGCCTCACGAAGCAGCCTGTCCCAGTACAGCTTCATACGCACGTCAGACCATTTCCTGCCGAGCCGCGCCCGTTTGTAGCCGTCATCGTGCAGTGTTGCCGGTGCATTGAGTTTTGATGCACCGCTGTCGTCACAGTTGAACGAGTCGGACACAAGCACCACAAACAGCGCGAACAGCGTCAGCGGTGCCGCCCATAGCAGCGGACGCAGCCAGTGAGTCCACGCGCAGCCGACATCAAATGGGACAAGAAACGACAAGAACAATCCCGCGATGAACGCCAGCGGCGGAATGGTGGCAAAGTCCGTCACGAAACCCTTGTGGACGCAATGAATGTCGCCGCGCTTGTCACGGAATTTCAGTGGCTCATCCAGACGCCAGTGGATTCCGTCATCCAAAGGCGTGACTTCCAACTGCGTCAGAAAATGTCCGTTGTTCTTCATCAAAACGCAATGGTTTGCAACCACCACAAAACCTCCCCCGCCAGAATCGTGAAACCGCCAACAATGGCGGCTCGCACGAATTTTGGCAGGCTGTTCCAGTTGTTATTGTTTCCAAGCATGGTCAGAACGAGAGCTTCAGGCATGGCCCGGCGTTCGCCCGCTTCGTGCCGCACGTCGCTGGCAGACCGCCCCACGACTCGTAATCACCCATAAAGCCGAACGATGCCGGGTTGCTTTTGATGGTGAAGTCCACGAAGTCAACATACACACCCAACCCGACGTAGGCCGCGACGTTGCCGTTCACGATTGCCGTGCCACCAACGCCGAATGGTGTAACCGACATCCCGGCCACTGTGATTTTCTTCTTCAACTGCACCTGCAAGCTGGGGGTCGTCCATGTGCCGTTGATGTTTTCCAGTCGCGCACCGACATACAGCGGGGTGTTCGCCACAGGATAGATGGCTGCAACGCCTCCACCGATTTTCTTCATGCTCACGTCGTAGGACGCAAACGGAACCGCTACCCATGTGGTCGAGCCGATCGCATTGGTGTCGCTCTTGAAGATGTTCACGAACGCCTGACCAGCCTCGCCAAGCCCGCCCCAAAACGACGCGGGCGGATTGGTCTGCGCGGTCTGCGCCCGAACAGCGGACGCGGCCATGATGACGCCAACTGCGGCGAGTGCGAGAATCCATTTATTGAACTTCATACGTTTCATTTCGATTTGTTTGTTTTTGCGTAACTTCGCGCCGCCCCGATGGCTACGGCCACCAGCATCGCCGAGAAAATAGCCGACTTGTGTCATACTGGCTTCGGCGGTTGCGGAGTCGAGTTTGCAGCCGCAGCGATGGCGTAAAGCATGACAATCTTTGCCGTCGCATCAAACTGCGGCTTGTAAGCCGGAAGCCAAACGCCAGCAATGGTTATCGCAGCGAGCATAATACCGCACCAACGCAGATGCGGATTTGCAAAGATAGTTGAAAGATTGTTGTTCACCGTTCGTCCTTCCTCATTGTTATTCTGGTTTCGGGAAGAACCGCAGCCGCCATCCCGACGTGCGGGTGATTATTTGGGAACGGTGGCACCTTGAGCGGCAACTTCTCGTTTACCTCGCGCAAATTGTCGCAGAACTGCTGCATCTCGGTATGGTCAACCGCAGTTTCGTTCATCACCTTCAACTCATTCAAAATCTCGTTCTGACCGGCGCGAATGTTTGAGACAACACTGTTCATGGCCACGACACCGACAACCAGCGCGACTGCCAGCGACCAAGCCGTCGCCACCGAGACGGTCACGTTTGTCCGCTCGCTGATTTCATTGACCTGCTTGCGCCATTTGTCGGTCATACTGATTCCATTCAACTACGGATTACTGCGCCGCCGCCCATCCCGCGTTCAACTGCGCGAGCGAGTTGGTCAGGTCGGCATACCGTCGCGGAGGATTCGATACCGCCGAGAGCGTCGCGGCCAGCGCGTTCGCCATGATGGTCGGGCTGGCGTCAGACGCGATTGTGACCTTGCCGCCGGTCATCGCGGACACCACCGCCGGAATCTTGGCGATGTTGTTCGTGTTCAAAGCCGCCATGGTGCCACCCGGTTGATACGGACTCGGCGCGACGGTGTAAAACGTCGCCTGAATCTCCGCACGCACGACCTGACATTGAGCAGCCAGAACTGCCGTGTTGGTGGCGACGTTCTGCGCGTTGGTAATGGTTGTCGTTGCCAGCAATGCCGCAACGCCGATGATGATGATTTTTTTCATAATTTTGTTTATGGTGATGTTGTCCAAACTAAATATCCCGAATCCGTGTGGGCGTAGAATGTGTCGCCCTCAACAGTGGCTATTGAGACTGCCGCACCGCTGACTGGTAGAATTGCAATGTTGCCGGGGCCATCTATAGCAATAGAGGCTCCGCCCGAATTATAAATGTTGACGTTTCCATTATGGGTCACAACAATGCCTGAACCATCCGAGCTATCCATCTCCGAGTTACCAGAATCGTCAGCGTAAATCGCGCCGCCGCCAGAGCCCCAGAGAAAAGCAATCCCATTGCCGTCTGCGGTAAAATACCCGCCGCCGTGTCCGGTCGCGGTCACATTACCGACGCTGTCTGCGACAAAGCTGCCGTGCCCGCTGCCAGTCATGGACGCATCCCCGCTAGCCACCGCCGATACACTGGCCCCGCTGGGACTTGTAGATATTGCCCCGCCAGTTCCGTCCACGCCAACATACGCCCCGTTAATATCAGTCATGCTCACTGCGCCAGTGTTATCACCATGTAAATAGCCGCCACCGCTGCCGGTTATGGTTAAGTTTTGAGAACCATCGAAAACAATGCTGTTACCACCAGCATCTGAAATAGACACATTGCCACCCGGAAATCCGGGTGCTCCAATACCGCCTGTGATGGAAATGTCGCCACCGTTTCCGCTGCTCGCGCCGCCGACAGTAATGTTCCCGCCGGTTGCGGTGCCTTCGATGATTATTGGCTGCGAGAAGCTGCCACCCGTGAGACTTACTTCACCCGCAGAGTTCACCACATTGCCGTCACCATCGAGCGTGTTCCCCGCGCCGTGAACCATTGCGTTACCATTCCCGTCAAGATTGAATGCCCCGCCGGTAGAACTTTGCATACCAGCTTCACCTGTGCTGGAACTGAAAATGCTTCCACCCGGCCCAGCAAAAGTAACATTTCCGTCTCCATCTGCGGTGACATAGCCGCCACCAAGGCCAGTCATGGACACCGAACCGTCTCCCGGCATTGAGATGGATTCTCCGTAGGTGTAACCAACTAATTCTATTCCATTGACAGCTTCAATGGCTATGTTTCCGCTTGGGTCAATGGATAAAATTGAACCCGATGCGCCAAAGTTGGCATTACCTGCGTCGTCCAGTGAAATATACCCACCGCCAGAGCCGCGCACCGAAACATTCCCGCTGGCGTCCAGCGTCAGTGTCCCGCCGCCGGAACTCAAAGCGGAAATCACGCCAGACGAGTTCACAGTCACGGCTCCGCCGCCATTGGTTAAAACAGTCGCATTCGAAATCGGAACACCAATATGCAACGTCTGCCCGACAACATAGGCCGTGCAATTTGAGTCAACCTGAACATTTGTGACGGTCAAACCGAACATGTTAGATACCTGCATGAAGTTTCTGTTGACCTTTTCAAACGCAACACGCAGCGGATCTCCATCGTGCGCGTTGGCAGACGATCCTACATTGATGTTTGTGAAGCTCTGCGCCGAGACTTCAATCAATGAAGCCAAAAGCAGAAACGCCGTGAATAAAAAAAAACGACTCATGGGTGATTGCCAGGAGCGTTGGTCGTGAAACTATTTGTGTTGACCACTTTCCCGGGAGAATTTGTTGTGAATACAAATCGGTTTGTCCAGACGTTCGGCGCGTTTGTGTTGAACACAAATGCATTGGTGTTCAACCCAGGCGCGTTCGTCGTGAAAACAAAGATGTTTGTGACAACGGATGGCGGATTGGTCGTGTATTGAGCTAAAACAACGCTCGCGCCAACCAGCAGCGCGAGCAAGATGGCACAAAGCGTCCTCATGGTGATTTTTTAGCCGGCAATCAAAGCGCCGACATTGAGCGTGCTGGTGAGCTTGGTAGCCTGCATCGAAACCGCGACGACGTTTTCATCAAACTTCAGGTCGCCGTCCAAGGCCAGATACACATAAAGGTCAACCGTATTGATTGGCGTGACATCGCTGTCGGGGCCGAACTGTTCGACGTGCAACCATCCCTTGATCGGGTTGCCTGAACCCGGGTTGAAAGCGGCCTGATTTGCAGCGGCAGCGGCAGCGTTGGCACCCGCGCCAGTCAGCGGCTTGGTGTGAAACGCCAATTCGTAAGCGATGGGCGTCAAGTTCTGCGTGTCGAACTTGATGCTCGTTTTGCGCTTATTTTGAAGCACGTCGAAAAGCTCAAGGCGACTCGGCGCCGGCGCGTAAATCTCCTTTTCTTCCTTGTCGTGGACGATGTCCAGCTTGTTCACGTTGCCGAACTCAATCCAACCGGCGTCGGTGATACCTGGCTTGGCGGTGCGGCTGGCGACGCCTGCACCGGGAACAGTGAACGGATCTCCGTCGCGAAAGAAATAGACGTGATTGCCGACAATTCTTGGTTGTGCTTGCATAAAGTTTTTCGGTTGCGGTTTACTTGCCTATAAAAGCGGGGACGCCTACTTTTCTTCGGTCTGTGCAGGCTCCTCGGCGGTCTGTTCCTTGACTTTCGGCGGGTGTTCCGTCGGGTCGGAATCGCGTTTTACGGTTTCAGGCGGAATACTTGTCGCAGCTGGATGCTTGGTTTTGGTTTCAGTTTTCATAAAGCTGTCAGGGGATGATGATTTTTTTACGGACTCGGACATCGTAGGTTTCGCAGCCGATATCCTCAAAGTCTGGCTCAAACGGCCGCTCTGGATTCAGCTTGAATCCGCGCTCTGTCTTGTTTGCTGGACGCCATGATAAAATCGCCTTGATGATTTGGCTTACCAGGACGAAGACATTCAGCGATTCAGCTCCGGTGTTGACCTTTGGATTCGTGCGGACGCAGATAACGGTGATTGTGTCCAGCAAGGCGAGGCCGGAGTTGTTCGGAGTATCGTTTTGCGTCAAAGTCTGGTCGGAAATGGTTGCGCCAATCGGAAAGGAAATCTCGATGCTGATTCCGTAGTCCTTCAGGTTTTTTTCGCTTTGCGTCGCCTGTTGGCCGGTGTTGGCGAAAACCATGATGTCGCGATTACTAATTGGGTTGCCGTTTGGATTAAGCGCAGGGATACCGCGCACAATGCCAAGGACTGTCGGCTGAACTTGGTCGAGCGTCATCATGCAAGCCCCCTTTCGCGTGCGGCCTTCTTGTGCGCGTTCTCAATGGCCTGCAATAGCGAGGCCGAGCGGACGGCAAAAACTTTATCTAGGATGTTATGCTTTTGCTCTTGTTCCGCCGTGCCGGGGACAAAGCCGGAAATAATGACGCTTTCCAGCGATCCACTGACACCCTTTTTAAATTCCACCGTGCCGATGATTTGATGGCCGGTCGCCGCGCTGCGCGCTTCCAAGACACCGCCGATCTTCTGCCCCCACTGGTTGCGCTTCCATTGCTTATGCAGCCACTGAATCGCCATTGTTCCACCGTGCGTGGCGTTGCGACGGTAAAGAAGTTCCAAAAGAACAGACAACGCACGAAGATTCAGCCGGCGAACATTGTCGCCCTTTTTTCCGCCATTGGAATATGGCTCGTTCAACGCTGCCGAGAGCTGTTCGGAAGTCAGTTGATACGCTCGCAGCGAGGACTTTCCACCACGCCGGATGATGCGGTTTTTGTTGACTCCGCTTTTACCAAACTTGACGACTTTGAGGTTGTCAGCGTTAAACAATTCGCTTTTCTGACCGCCAAGAAGCTGCGTCGCCTTCGCCATTGCCCGCGCAGACACACCGCCGGCAGTCGGAACAAGCGATGTGCTGCTCATGCGTGCGACGCGGAAGTTTCGACCTTTTGCAGCGGCAAGAATAGAATCACTTTTCGGCCTGATTTTTCGGAATTCGCTATAAAGCCCACCGTCGGCATCCTGACAAAAATTGCGAGCCTGGTCGTTTAGCGCGACACCATAGCCCTTGCTGCTGACGCTGCAATACTCGTCGAGATTCCTTGCGAACTCGCTAGCATTGCTGGTCATGTTCAAAGCCAATTTCATTTCAATATGCAAAAGAAAAGGACGGCGGGCCGTTGCGCGTCGTCCCGGTAGTGCTGCACCCGATATGTCTGCTCGCTATCGGCCCGTGTTATTTCGCTGATTTTGTCTAAATCAACCTTCGTCACGCTGGCGTCGGGACGACCACCGTCCACTGTTATATTCTCGTTGCTGGCGTCCACGGCTACGGCCAGCAGATCACGGCGGATGTGAATGCAGTGCGATGTCAGGTCATCTTGGATTTGAAGCCGCTGGCGGGATTTCTCGGTCACTTCCTCAACCAATGCCAAAACTTCAACGCCATCAGGAACAACCGTAACGGAAACGCCTCGCTGTGTAAGCGAGGCGTTGAACCCAATCAACCGCGATTTTTGTGCTGGCGTCACAACACTTGGTTGCAGAGGTTGGATTTGAACCAACGACCTTCAGGTTATGGGCCTGACGAGCTACCGGGCTGCTCTACTCCGCGATTAAGTTTATTGAGTCGAAGGCTTCATCCCATATTTGGGCGACTTCAACTTGACTTCCAAAAGCGCGTTCGTCGAACTGGTAGTGCCAGTTCCGGTGATTTTGACGGCGATAGACGATGCACCAGTCGCGTCAATCACTGCGTTTGTAATAAAGCTTGCCGCACCGGGGGCAATCCCGGTCGCAGAGAATGTCGGACTCGCTTCGTAACTTCTTCCGTCATCATAGGAGCGATACACAGATATGCTGTTCGTGCTTGTCGCAGTGCCGGTGAAAGCGAACGTCACGCCAGGCTTATCAAATTCCGAGCATGGCAGTGAGAGTAGATTCGTGGTGAATGTCGCGCCATTCGGCACGTTGAAACTGTTCGTGCTTGTGGCCGTCGGATTAAACGTATTCGTGCTTCCAGCAGGGATGACGGCAGTCGAGCCGTTCAATCCGCCAAGCGTATAAGTCGCAGCACGCTGGGCGAAGGCGGATCCAACTGCGGCGAAAATGGCAACGGTAACAAGCAGTGTTTTCAACAGTTTTTTCATAAGCTGGTTATTTTTTCGGGGTTTTCAGTTTGGTCAATTCGGCGACAAGCGCATCATGCGCAGCCAAAAGTTTTTTTACGTCAGGGCTTGTCCTGGCGAGATATTCCCACTTGGTGCGGTCGCTGACATGCAAGCCGGCGAAAGCTCCTTTGCTGGTCGCATCCACATGAATATGCGGCAAGCCTTGTTGCAGTTTGTGGATATGCGCGCTCAAGCGCGCATACTTCGCATGACCTTTGGTCTGCTCTGGCGTCGGCTTGTCGCCAATGTGCGCGAAGCGGGAAAGCTCACCGCGCAGTTTCAAAGCGGCCTTGTAGTCGCTTGGGAAATTGTCAGGCTCTTCCGCCGGAGCGGGCGCAGCGGCTTTTTTGGACTTCTCGACTTCGTCTTCGATATGCGATTCATCCTTCGCGCCGGCAATCTTGGAATCCGCCGGAGTAGAGGCCGGAGCGGGCGCAGCGGCTTCCTGCACATCATCACCGTCTTCCCAATTCGTCGCTGGTTTGTTTGCGGCCATATTTTTTTGATTCTCGGTTCTATGAAGCCCCCGACAGCGCCGGGGGCTTGAAGAAACGACAATCGACTTATCCGTTCGTGCGGATACAAACCGCCCCAACGCGGTTCGAAGTCTGGAACGCGAGCGCCCAATTCGCAGCTGTCTGCAACTCGGCATTCGTCGGTCCGTTGTTCAAGTTCGCCGGGACGCCAGTCCAGTTCACGCCAGCGATGCCAAACAAGAACCGGGTGCGGTCCCAGATAAGCTCGTTGTTCAGGTCGCGGTCGCGGAAATATTGAAGCGACGCCACGTCGGCGGTGTCGCCCTGCTGCGGCTTATCGCCATAGCCGACCGTGCCTTTGGTGATGACATAGGTGTCATACACATAGCCACCGTTCCCGCCCGTTTGTGCGCGAACCAGCGCCGTGCTGGTGAAAATCGGGATGCCGCGATATGTCTCGATGGAGAACGGCAACTCGGATTGCAAGCCAGGGCTGACCGTCTTGAACGAAATCGCGTCGAGAACTTCAAGGCGGGCCTTGACGTTCGGATGCATCAAAATGCAACCATTCTTCAGCATGTCGCCAAGTTCGCCCATCAACGCTTTAGCGTTGATAAAGACATCCGGCGTCATCAGGTTGGCGTCAACTGCCGCTCCGTTTTCGGTGAAAATCTCCTTGCCGGTTTGCGGGTCAACATACAGTGAGCCGAGCAAAGCCGCAGCCGCCGGATTGGCAGCGCCAGCGGAATTAAACAGGCCGCGCATCGTCGCAATCAGCGTCGTCTGGCGCTGCTTCAGCCGCGTCTCGGCCATCTGGTCAATGATGGCCTGCATCGGATCGGTGCCAGAAATCTGCTTGGCCAGAGCGGTGCTTGAAAACTTCGTGACGCGATTCATGAGGGCCGCTACCTGCACCGCGCCAGTGATGGCGTTGTTGTTCGCGGGAGCCTGGCCTTCGACCTGCACCTCGTCAGAAGTGTCGGTGATGTCGCGCAGGAACGGCATGTTCACTGCGTAGCCCGGGCCGCTGGCAAGTTTGTCAAACAAGTCGGCACGAGCCACTGTGCCGGAGTTAAACAACGCGGGAAACGTGGCTTGACGTTCGCGCATCGCGGGAATCCAAATGCTCGGAGCCCAAAGTTGACCGATTGTAGTGGGGCCTGCCATAAGTTTTAGTGTGTTGAGGTTTTGGTTTCAGTTAAATTCACGGCGCGATTTTTCAAGACTTGACGGCAACGCCGTTTGCGTCAAATTTTTCGGAAAGCTCTTCAAGCGATTTCACGCCTTTGGCGGCGAGAAGCTTTTCGGTAAGAGTCGGCTTTTTTGCGCCTTCGTCAGATCCGCTTTTCTTGTCCTTCGTATCAACCATTCCGAGCGCAGCAACCTTCTTTGCGACGGCTTCATCGAGTGAAATCTTTTCGGCCTTCAGCGTCGCAATTTCGTTTGCGGCGGCGACAAGGTCTGTTGGAAGCGTCGCCCCGGCCAAAAGCTTGCTCTTGTCGCCGGTCAGCGTTTGAAATTTTCCCTTAAAATCATCACGCTCTTTGGTAAGGCCGTGAATGGAGTTCGCGGCTTCAACCAGATTGGCCGGCAGTGAAAGACCAGGTGCGGCAAGCTTGGCGGTGTCACCCTTCAAAGCGGTGAGTTGGGCAAGTGCGTCGGCCTGGTCAATTTTGTTTTCAGCGCTCATAGAAAATGTTTTGTTGGCTTTGAACCGTTTTACATAAAAGCGGGGACGCCTACTTTTTCATGTGAGAACGAAGAACTGACAGCGCGAAATTCTCGTCCCCAATCCGATCCACAAGACCTACTTTTTTTGCTTCGGAACCACGGAAAGTCTGGCCGCGCATGGTATCGGCGGAAACCTGCGGACGCCGCTCGTTTACCGAGGTTTTGAAAAGCTGAAACGCTGAATTGACGCTGGCCTTGATGTTTGCCCGCTGGTCGTCCGTCAACTTGCTTCCAACCGCGCCGGCGCCCTTGAAAGTGGCCTCGTCGTTCGTGAAATACTCGAACTTGATGCCGAGCTTCGCGAGGTAGTCCGAATAATCCGTGACGGAAGAAATCACGCCGATGCTGCCGACGATGGCCGAACGGTTGGCGACGATTTCATCCGAGCGCGAAGCGATGAGGTAGCCAAGGCTTGCGCCCATTCCGCCGACGTGAGTCACCACCGGCTTTTCCATTGCCCGAAGATTGTCAACAGCGTCCGCCATTTCGGGTCCGCCGAGAAGCATCCCGCCAGGGGTGTCCATACGAATCAAAACGCCTTTCACTTGCGGATTCGCGGCGGCTTGCTGAAGCATCGCCAGCACGTTGCGCGAATCTTCGACACCGTCGTAAAGCATTTCCCACGGGTCGGGATTGTAGGCGAGCGTGCCTTGAACCGGCACAATGGCCACGTCTCCGAAGACCTGCATTGACGGACGCAAATCGTTTTTCAGCTTCGTGAACGCCGGATGTTCAGCGCATTGAATATCCGAAGCCGTCGGCACATGGGACAGAATAAAGTCAAGTGCATGAACTGACATCATCGGAACGTCGCAGGATAGACGCTTTACAAAGGTTTTCATTTTTTCTGGTCTTTCTTTTTCTTTTGTTCGTTCTTGTGGCCGCCGTCTTGGCTCTGCTCCTGGTTGTCGAGAGTGGCGCGGATGGCAAGATTGCCAAAGCCCATGCGCGTTAGAATGATTTCGATTGGGATTTCGGCTTCCGCAAACTCCTGCTGAATCTCCACTGCAGAGCGAATCTTTGAGCGGATTTCCGAGACGATTTGCTTTTCCTCATGTTCGGAATTTCTGCCACGGTTGCCGTAGCGTTCCTTTTCAGACATCAAACCGCAAAGCACGTCTGCGCGTTCGTTGCTCAACTGGTCGCCCAGGTCAATCGTGCTAATCGCCGGCAGTTGAAATGAAATCCGCCACCAGTCCGGCGTCGAAGGAAGCTGTCCGGTCGCTATACCCCAAGCAATGATTCGACGCCAGAGCCATTCAACAAAACGAGACATCACCGCGATGCGGTTGTTAAATTTCTTCTGCGCTTTGCCGAGCACGCTCCGCACGTTCGGGCCGGTGAGTTTCTCGTCGAGGTAGTAGGCTGGAGGGATGGACAGCCCGGCGACAAACTGACCGGCAAGAAATTCCAAAAACTCGATGCCGCCGGTGCCGGGCAATTTCGTGTCCAGCATCTTCAACTGACCTTCGATGGTCGGAAAATCACCACCAAGCATTTCCCATAAACCAATTTTCTTCTCCTGCGGCGTCGTGGACGGGTTGGCGTTCTGCTTGGTTGTAACACCGTCGGGGCCATTGTCGTTGCCCCATTCATCCTCTTCCAGCGGTCCACCGTTGGTTTGAATGACACCGCCGAAAGCTGCGCGGATTTTCTCTTGAAGCTTCAAGAAAGACTTGATGTCCTGATTGTCGCGGATGTCGTTTGAGCCGCGACGAATCGGGGAATATCCGCGATAGTGATCCCATCGCGTCGCGTCGCGTAAAAGAAAGAGCTGGTTTGCGCTGAAATAGCGGTTCGTCGTCGATGTCAAAGATGCGATGTCTCCATCGCAGATGTTGTAACCAAGCACCGTTCCGAAGGCATCGGAATCAACGCCGTCCTTCGGATCAAGGCCGGTAAGTGTTCCAATATGAAAGGTGTCGAAGAAACGCAGGAACGGGAAATCATTCTTTATTTCCAAGGCCGCGCCGATGTCGCCATCGCTGTCAATCGCGATACATGCAATTCGCTGCATCTCGTCCAATGTAAAACGGCGGGTAAAATCGCAGATGTTCGCCCAGTTCTTGAAAAAATCGCTGTAAGCCTTGGCCGCTTTTTCGTCGGAGCAAGCCGAATACGGATGAACCGGCGTCGAGTAATTCGCAATCGTTTCGACCGCGTAGGAAACCATGCCGTTGTTGTCCACCAAATATCGGCCAACTGCGGCGAGCAGCTTCCGGTTCAGGCCGTTCATCAGCCGCATGATTTGCGGACGAAGATGGACGCTGGCGTATGGGATTTCCGTGCGGTCCTTGGAATCTCGCAACGCCTCGAAATAATTGCCCGACCCTGAATTTACAGTATCCGGCGGCGGCGTTGAAAAGCTGCTCCAAGCTGGCGTGGCGTCCGCCCTGGTAGTGTCCCGGGTCGCAGTGCGCGTGCGAACGGATTTTGCCGGCGGCAAAACGGTTGACTGGATTCGAAGCCCTTTCCAGGCCGCATTAAATGGGACGGAAGCCTCGCTCATATCGTAGCCCTCTGGAATGAAACTCGCAGCCGTTTGATCCTGCGCTGGGTCGTCGGCGGGTTGTCTGGGGTAGCAAAACCGTTGCACCAATCAATCGCTTCTTGTACCAGAGCCATCGTTTCCATCGGCGTGTGGCCGTTTGGAAGTGAGAAGGTCGTCGTTCCTCCGGCTTCCATGCTGGTCAGCAAAACCTTGCCGTTGACCACATCCCCTTGGAAAATGGCCGTTCGGATGTTTCCCAAGACTTTGGTCAGTGGGACTTTATCCGTTGCCATGCTGCGGGCGCTCTCGACGATTGCCCGGATTAAAAGGATGCGCGATGCCATCAAATAAGCGGCAACGCATCCTATTTCAGCGGGCGAAGATTGTTTTTGTGATTATTGCAGCAACGTGAATTTGTAATTCGCAGTCGAAAAGATGGTTGTCGCGCAATTTGCGTTTCCAGACGAACTTGACGCGGCCGTTCAAGTCTGTGACTTCCTCGCGCCGTTCGGCGGTGACTTGCTGCATGTAGGTTTTTGGCGTCTTGCGTGGGATTGTCCACTCGCCGGACAGTCCTGCCATGTAAGCCATGAGCATGTCCTTGACGGAGTTGTTTGACCACCGATAAAGCGGTAATGTTCGCCGGCCTTGATTGCTGCTGGCAAAAAATGGGTCAATAAGCGTGCGTTCAAAAACACGCCGGACGGTTTTTTTTGTGCGGACGTTTCGATAAAAAAAGTGTTCCGCATCATCTCCCTTAAATGCCTTCCAGCCGGTCGAAAGGCAGAACTTGTAAACCTCGCTGGCCTTGAAGCCGGAATCAATCATGCAGTTACCGGATGGCACGTCGTATTTCTTGCGGATCTCCTCAAGCTCTGTCGTGGACATTGCGCGGCCAAACATCACCAGGCGCGATTTTCCATTCGGGCCGTAAGCCCTGATAACATACCAGTAATGTTCGCCGCCGGCCTCTTGTCTGTCTGCCGACATAAAGCGGGCTATCTCTTCCGGCCATTCTTCGCCGAAGTCGTAATCCTGCTTTCGCGCTTCAAGAAAACCGTAATCCTCAACGACGCCTATTTCGTCTTTCCACGGTTCGCCCAGCGTTTCTGTGATGAACGCCTTGAGGGGTTCAATGTTTCCACGTTTCGCCAGTTCAACCGCTTTCAAAAACTCGATGACGAGTTTGTCCCAGTCGCAAGACTCCCAAACCGCTTCAAACGCAGATCCTCCGAATGATTTGAATTCCGGCGGGGCCGATGGATTGTAGTCGTGCGCGTGCATGGTTCGGATAAGGTCATATTTTTCCGCGTTGGTGTAGCGATACCGGCAGTCTGGATTTTCACACTCAAAGCGGACGGTCTTTGCAAGTTCGGTGAAGTCCCATTCGCCGGACGGTTTTGTCGTCTCGTTTGTGTCCCAATAAAATCCGCCGCACTGACGAGGCTTTGGCCAGAGCGTCGTTGCATCACGGCCAAAGCGAATCGGCTGCGAGTGTCCGCACTTCTGGCAACGGATATGCGCCCGAGTCTGCGAGCCTTCCAGATAGTCGCAATGCAGCTCGTCGTTCTCTTTTCCAGCGGTGCCGGCTGAAATTTCAAGCGCGTGAGGAAACGAACGCATCCGCTTCCGCAATAGGTCAATGCTGCCGGCCTTCCATTCGCGTCGTTCATCACAGATGACAAAACGAATCGGGTCGGATTGCAACTTCGCACGCGAGTTTGCTCCGCGCAAAAGCAGGTTGAAGGTCTCGAAGCGCAGCAGGCTTTTGGTCTTGCCGCGATAAATCTTGGCGACTGGCTCGCAGCCTTCGATGTTCGGAATCAGCCGCTTTTCCATGAATTCACCCATCTGGTCTGCGTCGGCCATGACCCACATAGTGTCGGCCGGGTCTTCGGCGGCGTTGCGAAGGAAAATTATGATAAGCGAAATTGTTTTCAGGTATTGCGCGGACATCATTATCGTCACGCGCTTGACTCCGGCCTTGCGACACCCGGCAAAAATGAACTTTGCAAACGGCGTGAACTGAAGTCGCCAAGCAGATCCGGCAAATGGGCCGTCTTGAACAATCACAAACTTTTCGGCGAACACCTCTGTCGGCTCATCCGATGGCGGCGAGCAAATCGAGGCGAGGAATTGTCCAAACTCGGCGGCGGATTCCTGCCATTCACTTTCATTAAGTCCTACTTTCGCCATTTGCCGTCCTCCAACTCTTTCCAAATTAAAATCATTTCCTTGCGGATTTCTTCAGCGGCGGTGTTTGAATCCGGCGACATTCGCGCCAGCGTCACGAATCGGGTTATGCTGGAAAAGCTTCGCGTCTTGGCCGCAAGTATTAGCTTTGAGAAGATCTGTTGTGCAATAGTCTTCGGGATGAGTTCTTTTTTCTCCGCAAGAATCCTCATCGCCAGCCGTTCGTTTTGAAGCAGTATTTGCTTGGCGCGAGCCTGCGACTGCGTGACTTGATTGTCGTCGTCTTCAGTGTCTTTGCCCTGACGCATCAGCTTGAACGTGCGCCAGGCCGGAACATGCCAACGACCGTCTGGCCGTGGTTCAGGGCAATCGTCCAACTCCCGCCAGCGTTGAATTGTCTTGCGCGAGACGCCAAGTATTTCTGCAAGCTCGACGATGTTGTTGACAAATTCAGCCGTTGAAACCTTTCCGCCGGCAAGCGAGCTTTGCAAAAACGTGCGTTCTTTAGACGACAATGGTTTTCCGTTATTAACTTTTTTCTCTAGGTTAGCGAGATCGGCTTTAAGCAAGATTTTCGCCTGCTCCGGCGATAGTGATGGCCCTTCCGGTTGGGGATTCATATTTTTTAATCAGCGGCGTAGCAACCCGGCTTGTAGATATTTTCACAGGCCAGACATATTGTTCTTGCGCCTCTGTTTGTTTTGGATGTTCTGCATTTAACGCCACACGAACGGCAGGTATATCGTCGCGATAAATTGCTGCGCCGGGTTGCGACGTTTTGGGCGAGTTGTTTTCGCGGACTGCGCGGGCGGATTCGACGCCAGCCATAACAGCCGGAGAAACTTCGACTTAACTTTTGACCTTGCCATGTCATGCTTTTATCACGTTTCAAAAATATCCGTTACTTGCCGTCAGGGGATAGTCGCCAAATCTCCTGAATAGACTTTTGTAATCCTGTCTTTCCAATTCTGCGGCCTCTTGGTGCAGAGAATCCACGTCACCTGGTCGCATTGCCGGATGGTGTCCAGCATTTCCGCCAGCCAATCAATCGGCACCTCGTCATCCAACCAGTCGCCCAGCGAGAGCGAGAAGATGCGGCGGCGGTGATAGGATTTTCCTGTGCAGCAATACTTGTCTGCATCTTTACCATCGGCGCGAATATGTGAAGTGAGGTTGTCCTTAAACGCTCCTCCGCACTCGTCACAAATCAACGGCTTACGGTTGAACGCCAGCGCATTCTTTACAAACGACTCAATTTTAATGCGCGGATCGCCGTGCTTCTGTCCGCTGACACGAAACGGTGTGGTGGTGGTGATATAGCAATTAGCACATCCGGCGCTTACTTTGTCGCATCCGCGCCACGGATTCAGCGTGCTGTCACACCAGGCGATTTTCGTTTGTGCGCTCATAAATTAGGCTTGCACGGCACGACGCGCAGGTTTTTCCGGCACGCACCAAGGAAGTCCATATTTACCGGCTTTCCTTGGGCACGGCAGAGCAGCGCATACTTTGTTGAGATGTCTATGGCTTTCCATGCGGACTTTCGGTTATGGAATATCGCTACAGAGTCAGTCATGCAGCAGATTGCCCCCGCGCAGTCGGAATCCCATCCCATTGGGCAGTTCACGCCCATTTTGTCATCCCACAGGACGATAAAGCCTAACGCCGCGATTTTTGTTTGTTTGCTCATTTTATTTTTGTGTTTGAAATGTTAAGTAACATGGGACAATCAGATTTTTACTTCGGTTGCGAAAGGTTGGGTCTTCTTTGGAACCAGCCTAGGTGTTATGTTCTAAAAAAGATTCCTTTGTTTTTTTTGGAGAGACTGCCTTATTTTTATCTGATTCGCCCCTGTTCCACGCATGGTCTTGTCCGTGGTTGTGAATGCCAATGTCTTTTGTGACTTGGCCTGACAGCATCCACATCTTTTTGCATCCTATTTTTTTTCCCAACGATTCAAGTGAAGGCGAGTCTTCAAACAGGGATGGGTCGAGCACCCAGGCCAGCGCGATGAAGCGGCGGCCAACCATTTTCTGCGTGTTGCGACGATTGAGCTTTACGGCCGTGACCCATAGGAAGATTTTGCGAATGACGATGGCGACAGATGCTTTGTCTTCAGAGGATAGTTCGCCCATCTCGCGAAACACTTCATCCCAATCAAAGTCGGTGGCGGTGGGCACGGTTGGATCGCGCTTCTCGCTGATGAAGTCTTCCTTGAACTCTGGCTTGCCTTTGTGTGTTGTGTTCATTTGAAGCGATTCCATGTGTCTTCGGCGTAGCGTGCCGGAGTTGTTGCAATGCGGCCTTCGCGTTGTGCGTTGGCAACCTCGTTGGCGACCCGTTCGGCCTTGCCTGTATCAGACTTGATGCGACCAATCCATTTGCCGGCATCGTTGACCCACTCATCACCAAGACAAGCCTCAAACTTATCGGCTATGTCTTTTTGCCGTTCTGAAAGCTTTTTCGGCTTTGTCGGGTGATTTGATGTCTTTTTTTCTGAACTAGACGAACCACGGCGGGAAGCTTTGTCGAAAGATTCTTGTTCTTCTTTTGGTTCTGGTTCTGGTTCTGGTTCTGGTTGTTGCCCTGTAACTGGACCTGTCACAGGTGCTGTCACAGACCCTGTGACAGCTTTACGACGCTGCTGTCCGATTTGGTTGTCTGGGTTGTTTGCTCGCGCTTTTTCGGTTCGCTCGCATTGTTTTTTGTAGTCAGCACAATCGTCGGCGTAATCGCGTGCGGCTCGCAACTGGTGCCATTTTCCATCAATGAGTTTGAAGAATCGGTCATTGTCAAAAATCAATCCCTTGGTTCGCATCCAGTCTGCGGCGTCGCATTCGCAAAGTCGGCGCAGAAAGTCGTTATCGTCTGCCAGGCCGGTGCAGTGCGTATGAGATCGGTAATACCAAAGGCACGACCAGTAAGCCCACTTGACTTCAGGACGCCAGCCCTTTGTTGCGGACTCAAAATCGTTGCCGTAATAACGCGAATATGCGTCGGGCTTCATGTTGCAGCCCTTTCCGCTTCGAGCGTGGAATCAAGAGCCGACTTTGTTTCAAAAGACTTGATCCACTGTTCAAACTGGCTGACGTGCGAAAATGAATCAATCATCATCGCGTCTAATTCTATCTGTTCTTGTGTTCTGCCAAGTTCAACAAGGTGACGAACAATGTCAGCGCGTCTGGCGAGCTGCGGAGAGTGCAGCCATTTACGCTTTCCGCCAGGAGCTGGAACGTGACGACCACGATATGCTTTAATGGCGTTTGATAGCTTTGAGATGCGTTGTGAGCGTGTCATAAAATAAATCAGATGATTCCACATTGTTTTTGCAGTTGATAAATTTGGTCGAAAGAAGCATGTCCATTTTCGGTCAAGCCTTTGTAGTTGCGCGTGGCGCAGAAGCTGACCGTCTTGTCGTTCAACAAGACGAAGTTGAAACCACCTTTGGCGGAACGCTCTTTGACATTTCGGGCCATGTCTTCGTTGTCACCAATTGAAAATGTGAGTCGTATGTATTTAAGTGCGGATGCCATAAGATGTGATTAAGCTGGTTGAATTTCTCCGTTTTGGGCGAGGGAGGTTGAAATTGAAAACAATTCGCGCTGAATGTCGGTGTCGTTTGTTGGCAAGTCGAATCCATTACGTTCAAGCCAAGTGAGCGCCAAAGATCGTTTTTCTGGTAGTAACCGCCACTCCTTGACCTCTGCGCCGTGGCGCGTCTTGGCGGGCGACGGGACGCGGCCAATACATTGCAGAAAGCCCAGGCCTCGCTTTGCGCCTGACAACATTCTGACGGCGCAGCCGGATGTGGTGTTATCTTCCCAGATGGATTTAGGGACGATGTCAGTTGTGAACTTGGCTCCCGTCAAGCCGACGTAGATCAGCGCGGCCATGGTTCGCTTGACCTTTTCGGGCTTGAACGAGAGCTTCAAAATGATTCCTTGCCAGAAACTATTGTCGAGTGATTCCATATAATTAAGCGGGAACGGCGTTGTTTTGGTTGTCTCGATGTTTGAATTTTCCGCAAAAGTCAGTGGATTGAGTGCAAGGCCAGTGTGTTTTCATGCGGCCATCGGGTCGCATGTGGTCTGCCGGTGGATTCTTGCGGCATTGGCCGACGGTGATAGAGGGATCTGGCTGTTTTTGCCAGCGCACCCAGAAATGGCAATTCTCGCAGATTTTATCGGTTGTTTTGCTCATGTGAACAAGGTTGTGAATATGTGGATAACCGGATTTGCGCCCGCGCTTTCATGGCGTCGGATTTGAAACTGGCGAGTCTCGGCTGGCTGTAAGTTTCGAGCTTCTTTGCCAAGTCGCTTTCGAGCAGCCGGTCAATCGCGGCGGCTTCGTCTATTGGCGATTTGAAAGGTTGGTCGGTCATGGTTTCAGTTGGTTTTTGATTGCCCTTGCAAAGATTTGCGCGACTTGTGGGACGATGGCGTTGCCGTAGCCTTTGAGTTGCCCAACGCGGTTGTGAACTTGCGGCCAAGCTCGCACCAGAGCGGCGGGTAGCCCATTAGGCAGGATACCCAATGAGGATTCAGCTTGCCCGCAGCTTGCGTCTGAAGATTCGGAGCGCCTTGTTTCTCCGGAGATTGTCCCGCTCCGGTGTTGCAATTCTGGTGAGGCGTTGACCATGCTTTCGCTTGCAGCGTCAGCGGCATCGTCGCCACATCGCCCGCCTCGTTGCGCTCCGTCCACGACTCCAGAGTTTCGTCCGTCACTTTTCCGCTGCGCGGCGTCGCCCACAACTCGCGGCGGCTCCCATCCGAATTGCGGTTGTCCTGGTCTGCTTGGCCAAACCTCATGCGCTTCGTCAGGCTGTCTTGGTTCTCTTTTCCAGTCACTTTGGTTCCTTCCATTGCTTGCGGAGTCGGCCAGTGCTGCGGCTGCTCCAAGGGGGGGGGGTATTGCGTGTTATTTGCGACGGGCTGATTGAATTTTCCGCCTCGTTGATCGTCATCGTCGGCCACAACTTCACCATGCCGGCCAGATACGTTCCCGCGTTGCCATTCGGGCCGTTCGTCTCCATGTCCTGCTGCTGTGTTATCGTCGGCCAATTCATTGACGCAGAGCAGCCAGACCCGTTCCCGCGTGTAGAGTTCTTCCGCCGCCCATTGCCAGAACACTTCCGGCAGTCGGTAGTAGAGGTTCACGAAATGAGAGATTCCAGCCTTGACGCAGCCACCGCCGCAGTTCGCGTGCGGGAAGCCGAGTTTGTAGAGCCGTTGGCGCTCGAAGCCGAGCTTTTCAGCTTCGGCCAGCATCCGGCATTTATCCCACAGCGGTTCTTCCGTCATCGGCGCGAGCACGCGCCATGTCGGATGTTCCGCTTGAAATTCGTCCACGCGATGATGTTCCGTCCAATCGAATCCGAGCACCACAGTTCCGTCTTCCATCAGCGCATTTGTCTGGCGGTGGTCGAGTTCGTATCTTGAAGCCATCCACGCATTGAGCGGTTCGCGTTTGAGTTTTACGGAGCAGATCGGGAAGCGGTTATTGCCTAGCAGTCCTTCGCGCCGGAATAGTTCCCACGGTGTTATTTCGAGACTGATTCTAGTGATTGGACTCTTGAGCAGTTGCGCGGCTTGCTCGTTGAATTTGTAGAGGTCAGCATCTTCTATCATCACATCGGCGAAGATGGGCACGACATTCTCCACGCCGTAGCGCTGGACGGTTCTGTGCCACGCCCAAAACGAGCAGAGGCCGCCAGATACATTGCAGAGATATTTCATGGTTTATTTTTCGCCTGCTAACAAGACGCTGCTGCCAATGCGCGTTGGCGCTGGCAGTGAAATCGTGAGTCGTGGGTCGCGCATGGCAGAGCTATTCGTTGTGCCTCGCAGTCACGCGCAGGGTTTGCCGAGCGAGGTATTCGGAAAACGCGGGCGGGATGGCTTCGCTGGCTTCTTCTATCTTCATCCAGTCGCACCCCATCGCCTCGAATCCCCACGCCTGGGGCAGCACCACGCCGACCGGCTTTCCTCGCGTTTCCTTTGGCTGGCCGTAGTGCCTTTTCTCTTTGGCGATGTCTCTCACCTTCGCGCCATACACACCGAGCGTTTTAGCCGCGTGGCGGCACGGGCCGGGAGCGGTGAGCGGCACATTAGACTCGAAGTAGCGGTGACGCCGCAACTGGAAGCCGTTGGATTCCAGCCCGAACATACTCCCGCAAAGCATCACCGGGTTTCGGAGTTCGTTCTTTGCTCCCTCCACGTTCTCGATTATCCACGGGCCACCCCATGCCGTCAGCATGGCGCGGACTTCCTCAATCAGTTTAGGATGTTCTCTGGCGTTCAGCATCGTCTTGAGCGCGCTGTATCCTTGGCAGGGTGGCGATGCCCACACGAAGTCATATCCAGACAGGTCTTGCGCGAGCGCATCGCCCTGAATGAAGCGGAACGGGTAGCGAGGCTGATGTTTGATGTCCACTCCGGTCACGTCGTATCCAGCGCGGTGCAGTCCCATAACCGTCTTACCATCTTCGCGGTTGTTACGCTTTCCAGTGGACGGCGAACCTTCGCCAGTAAACAGACGCATGACTTCGCGGAAAGTCTTTGTTCCGCCGAATCCGCGTAGAATCGAGGCCTCGTCCAAGCTGGCTACCTTGAACTCTGCCGGGTCCAG